ATTCCAAGGGCCTAACTATAAGAAGGTTTTCCTCGCTCTAAGCCTAGTTGGACCCTACTGGGGGGGGGAGTTTTCTAGAAGACTTAGCACGTCTGCCAACCGAAAGCGATTCACTATGTAGGTTGACAGGCTTAGATGCAGGAACAGTAGCATCAGCAGGTGTGATGATTTTGGATACATGGATAGGGAAGAACTCGGCCAGGTTGATACTAGTCAACTCTGTTGTGTTCTTAAGTGCCATTGCGGCAGTACCAGTTACACGAGATTTAACAGCATTAAGAGTAACATCCTGGTCTTTCTCCCAGGTAACTGTCCAAAGACGATTAAGATAGGTAAGCATTACAGTAAAAGACAGTGTAAACCGAGGTTTAGCAGCTTTTCTACCAATAAGTAGTTCAGCTAACCGAGTAAGAGACAATTGTAACAATGAACGGTCTGCCTGAGCACGGGCAGCGTCCGCATCAACCCAAGCATCAACTAAGGCATTACGGAACATATCCAGTAAACGAGCACGAGCCTGAGCGGTAGTATCCTTCTCACCAGTCCGTAACTTAAGTAACAGTTCCGAGACTCGGTCGACCTCCGCCGTAGCGGCTTTCACAATAGGATGAGTAACATTCATTTTGGGCATAGAGTTGGCCAAAGCAGTAATATCCCTTTCTGGATCCACATAGCACCAGCCCAGGTCCTTAATATTCTGAGTGTGGTAACCAAAAGCATTGGTTTCAATGGCTGCCTGGATGATTTGGGTCTGCCGTAATAGGGTGTCTAACCGCTTCAGTTGCTCTACAATAGCCGTATAAGTGAATGCTGAGATAATCTCTTTGGCTTTCGCCTCAGTACCAGGATACCAGGTAGACATCTGTTGATCAGTGAAGGATTCTACAATAGGTGTAGGTATACCACTAAGACTAGAAGGAAGTTTATTAAGGATGTAAAGGAAGTCAAGTGAGATCTTATCTATAAGACCACCTAACCAAGCCAGTAGAGATTTGTGGTCCAGTGTAAGGCCACGTGATTGCATCATCACCTGCAGAGTCGGGGCTAATCGGCCATTCATAATAGTCTTAGCTATTAGTTTAACCGGCAACATAGAAAGTTCTCTCCCGTCGATAAATACCCGTTTACAGATCTCAGCTGCTGGTCTTGCCCCAGGAATGTGGATAATAGACTTTGATTTATTGATTGCTACACCGTAATAATCCATTATATGCTTATACTCGCTAGCAACAGTACTTAACGTAATAGTGACATCATCACCTAGAACACCGTAACCTGTGTAAGGTTGACTGCCCGCAGTTAATGCTGCGTTCTGTACGATGACGTGATGTGTAAGAGCTAACATAGCCCAAGAAGACTTAGCGCCCATAGGTTGGCCGCAAGCATAAGTGTAACCGACGCCATCCGCATTATAGTACTCTCTGTTAACTAAGACATTACGCCAGTTATTAGCAAGTGTTTCACCAAGGAGAACAGCAAGTACCCTAACTTGTAGAGCAATCGGTAAACGGTCAGTGGCTGCAGTTAGGTCGTATGAGTATATTTCCAACTCTGAGTCTAGTGTAAAACATCTAATACGCTCAGCCAAAGCATCCTGATTAAAGGTTCCATCAGTCTCGAGTTTCTCGAGAAAGTGGAAGATTGTGTCATGCAATGGTGACATGATTAGTTGAGTCCAGTAATCCACAATAGCAACAGTTCTGACCTTACCACCCCATTCGTCAAACGAATGAAGTTTACCAACACGAAGCATAGAGTCATTAATATTATCATAAGAAGGTAGAGCCACTGTACCGAGTAGATCAGATATGAAGCGTGTCAGTTTAGAGCCCTCTGCAAATGCCTGTAATGAAGCGTAGAGCTCAGTATTACCTACGATGGCACGCGCATCTGAGTGCGCGGTCCAAGATGCGGGGCCATTAACCCCCGCCGTCGACATGATAATATGGTTCTGAGACTTACATCTGCGAGCATACTCCGCTCTGAAAGCCTCTGGAGTAATACCTAACTCGGCCAATGCCTCTGGAATCATGTTAATGGGGTCGTGGACTCCAGCCGGGGCTTCAGCCTGCGGTGTGGTAATAGTATCGTAGTTTGGTACCTGAGGAAAAGTCATAAGACGGTCGAAAGAATAGAGGGCGAAGACTATCGCGTCAAATAGTTGTAGCTTGTCACTAGCTATACTATCGAGGATAGATTCACGAAGATCAATAAGATCATGAAGATGTCCCATTTTGAACTCTGGTGACCGAGGATCGGCACCAGTGTGAAGAATAGCACCGTCCCTGTTAGTTCTAAGATAATTAACCCAGAAAGCGCGTCCTCGCTTCAGTTGCTTGCTTAATACGGCTGCATCGCCGTGTAAGAATATAGCAAAACGATTGAACATAGAAGCTAAGATAGCGGCTAATTGGTTACCACATTTAAGGGCTGCTAACTGTAATAGCAGGTTAAGCGCCGTGAAGACTGCATCAAACCGCTTTTGCGTAGTTGGGGTTGCAGCCGGAGTGGGCCCTGTCAGAAAAGGTATGTATTTTCGCATTGTTGTAGTATAGCACTATTACTTCTGAGGTGGTGTTTTGCTTTTCAGCTCTACTCATATATGACCGTGAGGTCTAGGGGAGGAGTTGTGAATTTTGAGTGTATGATATGTAATAGCAAATGCCAGTAACAAGTTCCTCTCGTTCCAGGCGAAGGTGCACGCCTCGGACACCCCTACTCGCCTAAATTACTCTCCGAAGAGCCTCCTGAAGTTGATTAGTTGTGTGGGTGACAAAGACATTACTTCGTTGTAATAGAGAGAGATGGTCTAGAAGGTTATACAGATCATCCGAGTCAAGAGAAGATTAAGACAAGATGTCGAGGGTATCCAGAGCTAGAGAGATGAGACCGAGAGATTCAAAGGTATCCAATAGATAGAAGCTGGCGGAATAAGGTAGGTAAGGGAAGAAAACGTACGTGTAAAGTATTGTGATTATTATCATTATAGTTATATTATTGTATATAGTATGCTCCGAAAGAGGGATACATACTAGTTGAAGCCATAGATGTAGAGTAATTAGGGACAGAGTTAGCTAGACTCTAGATAGGAATGAGAAACATAACTAGCTCCGGTCGACCAAACCTGAATTTGTTATGTGTTACCGGATGAACATCCTGCTGACACATAATATAGGCCTCCGGACTAGCCTTACTCCGGTATGTCAGATCTTGTTCTATGCCCGCTCTGGTCAGGAGCAGCAGAAGGCC